CAGATTCTCCTCTGCCTTGGCATACGTCTTGCCATCATAGTACCGAGCCTCACTCGCACGGGCAAAGGTAATGCGAGGGTCTAGTGCCTTAACCTTGGCGAAATTCAGGTCTAGCGTAGGCTCTGCCTCGCTGATGTAGGTCGTATTAGTAAGCGCACCAGCCGTGAGCGTCTCGATGTCCAAATAAGCAGCAGAACCCAGATATTGGTTCAGCGGGATTTCGTTCGGTGCTGTGCCGATGTCTGATTGATCAACAGCTTTAGTGGCGGGGTAAGTGACAAACACTTCCTTCGTGCCAGCAGAAAACGAAACCAAAGAATCGCTGTTTGAAGACTGCAATACCTGATCACGAGTTAATGTCGTAGACCCAGAAAGCGTTCCAACACCAACTTCCCAGTCACCGGACGTGGGATCAACAATTGCGTAATATGTTTGGCTTCCAACTCCGATGCCATCATTAAAGCTTTGGAATCCCGTTAGCGTTCCGGCTAAAGTAAGAGAGCCAGTCCCGGTTGTAGCTGTGAGCTCTTTAACTCGATCATTAACAATGATAGCCATTATGCGATCCTCACAATTGCCGAAGTGGAATTAGCGGCTGGGAACACAACCGTGAAATCACCAGCAGTGCTCACTTTGTCTGATCCAAAATCAAGGACAGCAACAGCCCGGTTGGATTTTGACGCATTGTAAATTAAAGCGCCACGAGCCGTGATAGTTGAAGAAGGCCATGACGTATTAGAGAACGATGCATAAGCCGTTGTCCCGCCAGATGTCGGATTCACTGACACAGTTAAGTTATTGCCACCAGCAGAATAACCTGACCCACTCACTTCGTTCGAGGTTGAATACACGGTCGTCGTCGCATCCAGAGCCGCTGAAGATGTGTAGAGAGCAATCTTAAACTGATCGCTGCTAAAATTATGGACGCCGTTTAAAACTTCAACCTTAAAAGACGTCGGCATGGTTTGTGTAATAGCCATATTCTTTCCTATTTAACATTTAGCCGTTTTTGCCCATTTCGGTAGGCAGTCTGGCGCTCAAAACCGTCGCCCATTTGAATGAGTAGAGCCAATGACTCAGTATACTTCCGCTCATAGTTGGCGACAATATCTTCTTCGCCTTTTTGGAATACAGCAGCCTCTCGAAGAGCGCCGTACAACAAAACAGATTCGTAATTCTCACTCAGCCATGTGGTTCCGGCTGTCACGATAGATTCTGGGTAGTAATACAGGTGAAGCTCTACCGTGTAATTCTGGTCTGGAGTAGGCCCAAGTATGAGTGTATAAGGGGCGAACTGTCCAAAATACTTCGGAATGCCAGTGTCTGAAGGGCTTGGGTAAGCTTGACGGATAAAGTTAACATCCTTATCCAGTAGAAACTGCTGTTCTCCGTTTCCATCTGTCACCGCCAATGAGAAGGTTGCAAGATAATCTGTGGGCAATGACAGGTATTTATTCCCAGCCAGCGCAGAACCCGTCACATTACGTCGAATTGCAGGCAACTGAACAGCGTTATAAATCCGTTCTTCTGCAAACTTAACGAAATTGGGGATATTGGCCACGAACTCCTGTTCGTTGCTCTCCGCATAAGACTGGATCGCTTGGCTTAACTGGGAATAATTCACGCCATCGGCCCTCTAGCCCTTGTGCCTTTTGTCGCAGCGCCCGTACCACGAATCTTAACGCCGCCACCATTGGCCATGTGCATCTCTTTCTCATGCTTTTTGACAGCCTTTTTGGCGACCTTCTCCATCATCGGCTTGTCTTTCTTAATATCTTCATGCTTTTTCATTTAAAGCTCCTAAACGGAAACTGACACAGAGCCTACCTGTGCGTTTAATTTTAAGCTATCTGGCGTTAACCCACCACCCCCGCCTACCGGGTTCCATCCCCACTGAATATCTCTGCTTTGCTCATAAGATGTATCAGGGCGAGGATTTCTAACAGCCTGTGGATCATTAACTGGATACATCCCAAGCCTTAACTGAGGCTGGTCTGGCTTCCAACATTCTGGACATACCAGTATATTCACCTGCTTCGTTTTAATCGTTAGCTTCTTTAACTGCTTTAGCTTATATCTCTGCCCGCACCGGTCACACTCGGCGATTGCAAACTTACCAGAGGCGAATTGATTAGGCATGCTTTACCTCAATAAAACATCGCCCGTGGGACGAATCTAATTGGTGCCTTTTCTCGATCCTCATCTTGCGCCATCTGTAGCTGTTGCTCATAATCCATCTTTAACTCAGCCCTGCGGCCGGGATCAACCGTGGCAAGCTTCATGGAAAGATAATAAGCCAGCCCAGCAACCATGCATGTCAAGAAACGGAATGGGATATCCTGAGTGGACGTACCGCCACCAGAGTCTTGAATCCTGCGTAGGCGCCAGTAAACGAATGTGTAGCTCTGGGAGCTGTCTGGGGTTGGCCAAATGGTGATCTTTGGGTTATCCCTTAAGCGCTGAATCCAGACCTGTATGGGCCTTCCTGTGGCGTTCTTGTTCGGGATTGTGGCGTAGGTTGGCTCTGCTATCCGACTAATATTAATGTCAGTCTGGTTTTGGCCAGACCCTGTGCGAACCACCATATCGAGCAAATCAATTGTATCGGCAGGCAAGTCATATGTTGCCTGACCCGGAACTAGAACAACCGAGCCTTGCTCGATAGTCCAAAGATTGATTCCTCTATTAGCCCATTCAATCGTTAACAAGTTTAAACTGCGACGGGCTGTACGAAGGTCATACCCAGAACGAAGCTCCGAGCCACATCTTTCGAAGGCTTCTTCTACAAGCTCCGATAAGTCGAGATTAAAGCTTGCTGTACCTGATGTGGTCATTTTTTAGCTCTCATATTATCGATGAGATTTGGGTAAGGCCTTCCTGCCGATTTGGCACGAGCCTTAGATCTAGCTTTTTCTTTCGCTGTTAGCGGCTTTGATTCTTTCTTTGGACTTGGCTTATCCCAAACAGCACCACCTTTAGCATACATATCGAATAAGCAGCCGTCCTTACGCCTTCCCTTTTTGGGAAGCTTAGACTTGGATACAGCGCCCATTCCTCTGCTTGGCATCATCAGATCATACGTCCTTTGGTTTTGCCTCGTTGAGCGCAGCCATCAGCCCGCTTTGAAACAGAACCGCCCTTGGCATATTTCTTGCCTTTGACAGCCTCTTCCATCTTCTTCTGGCGCTTCTCTTGCTCCATATCACGCATCTTTTCTTCCATCATGCGGCGAGCTTCTGGAGAGATCTTATCGAGCTCTGCGTCCGTCTGAGGAGCTGGCATACGCTTGGTCAACGGAATTTCGGTTTTGCTACCGTCTTGATATCGTTTCATTACATCACCTTGCACTTGGTTTTGCCTTTCATGGCCACACCATCAGCCCGTTTTGAAACCGAGCCACCAGCAGCCATCTTGACCATCTTGCCTTTGGTCTTGCCTTTCGTTTCAACGCCGCCGCCACGAGCCATCTTAGCTTCGGCTTTCTCATATTTAATCATGGACTTCGGAGCGCCTTTCTTCTTCATGAAATCCAGCTCTTTTTTAACCATTGCTTTTGACTCTTTCATATCGCCACCTTGTTTGAATTTTTTGCCCTTACTCTTCTCAGAGTACTCTTTTGCCACATTAATTGGAACTCCAGCTTTCTTTGCAAACTCAGGATTGTGAGCCGCCGCATCCATCAACCGTTTTTGTTTAGCGCTAGTTGCTGGCATGTTTATTCTCCATCAGCCTATCGAGTTTCTCATCAAGCCTTTCAAGCCTGTCTAAAACCCGATTAATATCTGCGTGAACCTCAGCTTTGGTGACATATTCTTTCGCCATTTCTTCCCGGGTTCTGTTCACTAGAATACTAACCCGCTGTGCTTCAGTCTTAATGGCGTCAATCTCTTTATTGCGAGACGTTAGCCACCAGCTCATGATCGCTATCCCAACCGTTAACGCAGCACTCCAAACCATTTCTACATTCATATCAGCACTTCCATCTCTTTAAACTTGCTGCTTTGCGAGTTGGGCGTCCTTTTTCGTCTTTCATCGGCCCGGGCATGCCTGACATGCGAGCACAAAACGACTTCCGACGAGCGGCATCTTTCTTTGTTTTGGGATTTGGAGCTGGCGCTTTTAGGTTTGATCCTGTCTCTCTGTTATATTTAGCACGGCCTTTAGCTGTTAAACCGGCACCTTTCGATACCGGTAGCTTTTCGCCACGACCGACAGCAAGAGATGTCCCTTTCTTCGCCATTATGGAGCTCCCGGGGCGTCTTCGAATGTATTAACGACACCCGATCCACCAACGTCTTGCCCAGAAGAACCAATCGGGAAAACACTTGCTTCCACCGAGTTAGCCCCGCCAGTAGCCGTCAGGTTTTGATTGACAACCTCTCTCCAGCCAACAGCAGAAAACTTGGTAATGATTGTCGTGTTTACCGTAACGGTTCCGAGCAGAAAGGTTCCATCGACGCCTATTACCCATACGGTTGGCGGTGCCTCATACTCATCCGAGAATGATGTTGCGGAAAATGGCGCCGCCCCAAACATACCTTATTCTCCCGGCATGCCAGCTTGAATGATCTTAGCAGTTGCAGTTCCAGCGCCAGAATTAACCGTTAAACGGATAGCTGAAACTGGGAACGCATAGTTGCCGTCTTCATTCGCTGTCAAATTTGCGAGGGTTGGATGGTCAAACCAAGTTGGTGTGACTGTTGAATCAAACACATCATCGAAGGTGTGTTGGATTTTACAGTTTACAACGCCGGAAACCAGAACTCCGATCCCTAAATGAAATGGGTTTCTGTATGTGTCCAAAGGAACCGCTGAAGTTGATCCAGCGCCCGTTTGGCTAATTGTGATTGTTCGCATGTCTAGCTCCTTTTAGAGCCGATTAGCTCAATGCGGCGCCGACAGCGGTAACCCAAGCAGAGCCAGTGCTAATAACCAAGCAATATTCGTTATTGCCTACGCCATTATCAGAAACCATGTAGACCGTGCCAGCAGGAACAGAAGTGGCGGCGGGGAGATTTGCGGTGATTACAACAGGGGTTTCAAAACCGGCAGTGGATTTGACTGAGCCGGAAAATGTGGTACGAGCCATGATAATTCCTTGTATATGCAGTACACCGCCTTATAGTCTCTGCATCGTCCGCTGGGTCGGTCTATAAGGCTGGAGATATCCCAGACTTAAGTATTTATACACCGAACAGTGTTTAAACGCAACAAAAATAAACCCCTCCGAAGAGGGGCTTAATACAGCTAACTACCTGCGCTATTAGGCGCCAGCAGAACCGTACATACCAAGCGGATCAGACCATCCAAACGAGTAACGCTCACGGGCTTTGTAACGAACGTTGCCGGTGTCGAAATCACCATCCATTCCAGTCTGCATCGGCGTACGCACGAAGTGCTTCAGACCGTTCGGCACGTCAGTCTTGATAAACCAAGCGTTCGTGTCGGTCAGGAAGTGGTTGATCGTGTAACCTTCGGGGATCGACCCGTTGGTCTTCAGTGCGTTGATATCGTTATCAGCGGTAGCAACACGCAGCTCCGTCTCCAAGAGGCGGGTAGCCACGAATTGGAGCGAAGGAGGAACAACCAGCTTTACTGGCTTAGCGGCGATCAAGAGACCACGCTCGTCAGTCCAAGCAGCGATCTGGATAACAGCGTTTTCCAGCGAGGTTTCGTTTAGGTCAGCAGCAACCGAAGGAATGTTGCTGTTGGTGCCACCGGAAACCAGCGGGTGAGCACCGGAGAACAGTGCAACGTTGTCACCACCGGGGTAGTTAGAGTCGAAGCCGTTGTTTAGAACAGCAGCAGCTTTAACTTGCTTGGTGTAAGACATCGCACGGGCCAAAGACTTGGTGTAACGAGCAGACAGGCTGTCGTACAAGTTGTCTTCAACAGCTTC